GGGTGGAGATAAAGTACCTAAACCACAAGAGTTGATTCCAATATGGACAGACAAGATAGGGAAACGTATAGAAAAAACAAAAGAAAAAGAGTATCTTTCGGATGAACAAGTTTTACAATGGGTTAATACGTTAAAGTAATGGCAGGAGAAAATAATGACTTTAAGATAATAATTGGGGCGGATATTGCCGATGCTAAATCTAAACTTAAAGATTTATCAAATTCACTTAGTAGTTTATCAAAAAATACGGGTGTAGCAAGTGGCAGTATTGGTGCATCAATGGGTAAAATATCTTCATTATTTTCCGGTCTTGGTACAACATTATCCGTTGCATCTTTTGGGTTATTCATTAAGTCTGCATTACAAACATCGGCTCAATTAGAGCAAACCGCTATTTCATTTGAAGTATTTACGGGTTCTGCATTGGTTGCTAAGAATATGCTTTCCGATTTAAAGGAACAAGCACTTAAATCCCCAATGCAATTTCAAGACATTACCAAGGGAGCACAAACGTTATTAGGATATGGTTTAACGGCACAACAAGTTATTCCTATCACTAAGATGTTAGGTGATATATCGGGTGGTAATGCCGATAAGTTTCAAAGGTTATCTTTAGCGTTTGGTCAAGTTAATGCTGCGGGTCGTTTAATGGGACAAGAGGCAAGACAAATGATTAATGCTGGATTTAATCCATTGCAAGCTATATCCGATAAAACGGGTGTATCAATGGCGGTATTAACCAAAAGAATGCACGATGGACAAATTAGTGTAAAGGATGTTGGTGATGCGTTTACTTATGCAACAAGTGAGGGTGGTAGATTCTTTGGGATGGCCGATAGACAATCTCAAACATTACAAGGGCAATTCAATAAGTTAAGTGAGAGTACAACATTTGCAATGGCCGAGATAGGAACATCTATTTCGGAAAACTTGCAATTAGGAGATGTCATTACACATTTAGCCGTTATTATTGATCAACTTAAAAATTCTTTTGTAAGCTTAAATGCAGAAACAAATAATTCATCTGAATTTAATAGATTATTAAAAGGGGTTTTAGATGTTTTAGGAATAACAATTGATTTAACTATTAAGGCATGGGGATTACTTACTTTAGGATTAGGTGAATTATTAAAACTAAGTACACCGGTAATTGATTTCTTTGATAGATTAGATGCAAGAATAATTGAAAGCACTAAGAATATTCCATACTTAGGAACTGCAATTCGAAACGTATTAAATTATTTTAATGATTTTGGTAAGGAAGATTTATCTCCTAAAACAATTACTGCTTCAATTGATGTTCTTGAAAAGAAAATAGCTGGATTAGAGGCAAATAAGATTTTATTTAAATTTGAATCATTTGGTTATAATGATTTAGAGAAAAAAATATCTAATTATAAAAAAGAATTAGAGATTTTAAAAGCTAATAGTGGTAGGGGTGCTGGATTAACTGGATTAAGTGATAAGCCAACGGGTTTAGATAAAACTAAAAAAGAAAAAGTTGAAGTAATCCCTGGTATTGATTTCCAAACAAAAGAATATGGTAATAAGTTAAAGGCTTTAATTAAAGAAAATCAAGAGGCTGGCATGGTTATAAATGCTTGGTGGAAGGATAATGATTTAAAAAGACTTGATGAATTAACAAAAGATTATAAGGTTAAAAAAGCACTTGCTGATAAAGAAGGTATTGACATTCTTAATATTACTAAAAAATATGAGGATGCTAAGAATGCAATCATATTTGATTCGGCAAACAAAAAAATAGACTTTAGGGAAAAGGCAAGAGCAAAAATAATGGTTGTTGGCCCCGATTTAAGGGTGGTTAGCGATGCTCAAAAGATTCAAAATGCAATTGATAAAGTTGAAAGTAGTGATATGGCCTCAAGATTAGAAACTCTTGGCCAAGCACTTTACGCTGCACAAAGTGATTTTGCTAATAATTTAGCCGTTGGGTTTGCCGAAATTGCGGGTTCAGTTTTATCGGGTGGGATGACTATTCAAGATTCATTTTTAGCATTAGGGTCTTTAGTCTTAAATGCAACAGGAGATTACTTAATTAAAGCGGGTAGTGCAGCCATTGCTGCGGGTTTAGTTAAAGCATTATTTAAGAGTGCTCTTAATCCAGCGGGTTCAGCAACCGAATTAATATTAGGTGGTATAAGTGCAGTTGCAGCCGGTACGGCAATGAAACAATTTGGCTCGGCGGTTTCATCGAGTATGAATAGTAAAGCAATGCCAAGTGTAGCGGCTGGAGGAATGCCATCAACAAGTGTTGCAAGTAAAGCAAGTGGTTCATCTTATCAATATGGTGGATCATCTTATGCCACACAATCAATTAGATTAATGGTAGACCTTACTGGTTCAATTACCGCAACACAAACAGGTTATTCAATAAATAAATCATTAGAAACAACACTTAGAGTTACAGGAAGATAATGACAGGATACGGAACTATTTACCAATTTGAATTTGATGGAACGTGTAATCCATTTGGTTCTTTATTGACAACTAAGGGAAAAGTATTAATCCTTAAAAAAGATTATAACGGTTCTATTTATACAATACCTCATGGACAAGTTACTCCAGTAGAAATTGATTACCCAACCGCCGATGATGATATATTTTATCCATTGAAAGGTTCATCATTAACTTTCAAGGTTCTTGGTGGTGTAATTAATATGGATTCAATCATAAGCGAAGATGAGAAAGAATACTTCTTAGAATACTATCGTGATACGGTATTATTTTGGAGTGGATTTGTTTCACCAGAATTATGTGAAGAAGATTTATTCTTAAAGTACCCCGCTATTGAGTTTAAGACTATTGATGGATTAGGTTCATTAAAAAATAAGAGTTTAACGGATTCTTCAAAATATCCCGATGGGATAATGAATTTATTAAATGTTGTACAGAAATCATTAAATTCTATTGGGTACGGGTATGGATTAAACGTTTTGTGTAAGTTATTTAATCTTAATCACACAAAGACAAGTTATTCAACTCCATTAGAACAAACATATATTTATACCGCCGGTATTCAAGATAAAAACTTTGATTTTAAAGAAAACTCTGATTTAGTACTTGATACTTGTACTTTATTAAATTCAATAGTTTATCAGAATTACGGAGCATGGTATTTTGTTAAAGTAAAGGATTTAGCTTTTGGTGTAAACCAAGCAAGTAAGTTTAGTTTTAGTGGAGTTCTTAATACTTCATCTAAACAATTAATCCCAACACTTAGGCATGGTACAGATTTCCTTATTGTTGCGGAACCTAAAAGAAAGATTCGTAGATTCTATAAAGAGGTAGAAATTAATTATCAACGTGGAGATAGTAAGTTAATAAATGGTAATTTTAATATTTGGACTGGAACTAAAAATGAAATTGCCTATACAACTTCTTTAGATTTAAATACGGGTTCATTAGCTGAAACAAATTTTAAGTTTTTTACAAAGAGTTTTCTTGGTAGTCCTAAAACCTATTGTTTATATGATTCAATAGCTAATAGGTATTTACTTGGTCTTACTGCATCCTCGGCAACCGATGGTGCTCTTATTACTGGTCCAGCAGTTAATATAAATTGGGGTAATGGGTTTGATTTAAATATTAAATGTCCTACGGGTAATCCATCATTTGCAATATCAGTAGGATTAAAGGAGGCACCCGGGCAGCCTTCTTTTTACTTTAATTTTACAACAGGTAATTGGCAAACATCACCTTATGTATTTACTAAATCAGTAAATTACCCATCAGAAGTTTTAAACATATTTAGCTTTAATTTCCCATTCCCCGATGTTATTGATGCTTATGATTTATATAAGTATAAAGATTATACCGTAGGAATTACATTATACACTCAAGCTAGAACTGGGTTTACAGGGTTTCAAACAATTTACGAACAAGTATTATTAGGTGGTGTTGGTGCTTATGCTGATCAAGCAACAGGAACATGGCCAGTGTTTTACGAAAAGAAAAGTCAATCATATATTGATAACTTTAAATTAATAAACCCAAAAAATACTTCATTAAAACCCGAAAAAAAGATTGTTTATAATGGAGATTCTCTTGCATCAACATCAATATATATAACAGATTATAACTATTCGAATTTACATACATTCGATGGTACTGATTATGTTACAACTTATGATGCTAGTTGGTATGAAAGAGATGAATATGATCCTGCTAGTCCACCATTAGAAGGTGGTATTTATGGTATAAATGAATTGACTGCTCGTAATACTCTTAATCAATATTCTGATTATAGAAATATATTTACTGCAACTCTTATTGGTAAGAATTTACAATTTGGAGCAATTTATGAGTTTCCAATTCAAGGTGCTTTAGCTGACAAGAAATTCTTTCCATTATCAATGAAAATAAATGAAAGAGATTCTACCGCAGAGGTTGTATTAATGGAACTTACCTCCAATGAGATTAGTGCTTCAATGATTACTTCAAGGTACGATGTTAATGGTAACTTGATTTCGGGAACTGCTACTGAAAGTAAAAAAAAAAATCGTAACGGGGTAGGTACAGATTTAGGACAAGCTGGTGATAGTGGTACAATCTTTGATAGATTCGTTGCCTTCTTTATGGATGACTTTAACGCTTAATAGATATGCCAAGGACAATAGGTTATTTTAAATATAAGACACGATCATCCATAGAGATATATGGAAGTGGTGTATTTGATAATGCTTCGGATACGGGGTATATTTACGGGTGGAGTGAAACTCTTACCGACTTCACATTAAGGGCTTATTTAAATACATTTGCTGGCACTACAAGCGGTGCTAAAGCGGGATTACAACTTCGTATTCAAGCTAACGCAAACGTGGCTTATTTAGGGATTATGGTGCAAGGAGATAATAACATTAAAGTATTTCAAAGGGAATCCACTAATAGTATTACAAATACAATAGTCACAACCAATATAGGTGTTCACCAAGGAATATGGATGCAAATACAAAAGATTGGTAGTGTTATTACATTTAAATATTCATTACAAGCAGAAGGTGTTGCACCAGCATCTCTTACATGGACAACATTAGATACACAAACGGGAGATACCGATGCTTGGTCAACTTTAGAAAAGCATTTATGTTGTAGTAGTGGAGGAGATAATGTAAATTTGGCTTACTTTACAAAAGTTTATACGGAGGATTGTTGGATAAGTCCAATAGGACAAAAAGAAGATTAAAAGATGGCAACTAAAACATTAAGAGTAT